TTTTGCCCCCCCCCTATGACCCTTCCGCGTCTGGTCTTGGATGTCGGGTACGAACCATCGAAACACATCCCTGGTTCGACCTCAACGTACCCCTTCTCGGTCGCTTGCGGTATCCGTAACTCGTTCATAAGTTTCTAATACTCCGGTACAAGGATAATGTCCGCCCCCCCCTGTCAGGGTTGTAAGACTCGCGTTCTTGAAGTATGATGCCTTGATTGCATAGGCACATCCGTCATTCGTCACGTTGATCGGTTTCATCTTCTTCATAAACCTCCATGAGAAAGTGATTATTGTCTCCGAAAGTCCTCGTTGTTATCGTATAGGTGCAACCGTTGACCATGACCGCCTGGTTGTAGGCATCCAAAGGATATTGCCCCCCCCTAAATTCATCTTATAGGCTTCCCGGACAATTTTCATCAACCGCTTATTGTTCAGCGATGAGTTTTCTCTTTTCATCATCCAACTGCGCGATGAACTGGTCGACCTTCTCCTGCGGCAGATAGTATTTCTCGTCAACCTTGTCTTCAAGAACGTCCATCAGACATTTGTCGAGGGGACGGCCCGGAGGGAAATAGAAAGTGTCGTGGTCTCCGAGGATGCTGATGACGAACACACGTTCGCGGTTCTGCGGCACTCCGTAGTCCTTCGCGTTCAAGACCTGCCAGTAATTTCGGTAGCCGTATGACTTCAGTTCGTCCAGCCATTTGAGGAAGTATGGGAAGAACTTGCCCGACACCATCGCGTTCACGTTCTCCAGCATCAGGTACTTCGGTCTCTTCGCTAAGATGGCGTTCCGCGTGTACCAGAGGATGGAACTGCGCGTCCCGGAGCCTTCCTCCATCCCTTTCTGCAAACCTGCATTCGACAGGTCGGTGCAAGGGGTCGAGTAGGTCAGGAAGTCGAAGTCCGGCACGACCGACCAGTCGATCTTGGTCATATCGCCGAGATTGCGTCCGGCATACTGCGGGAACACGGCATCGTGCGCCTGGATTGCGTACTTGTCGATTTCCGACCACGCGATGAGGTCGTACTTGAAGTCCGGGTGGCGCTCCTTCAGCCGCTCCAGAGCCATACATTGGCTGTCGTAGCCGGAGCAGAGGGTAACGACCCTCAATGGACGTGATTTGTCATACATAGTCTCAAAGGAAATATCTTTTTACCTGCTTGCCGTTCGGCAGCTTGACGAACTCGGACTTGACCTCCACCCCGTCCGCCTTGATGTCAGCGATACGCGCCGCAAGGCGGGCAGAACCGAACATGTAAAGCGCCTGCACCGAGGTGAGGGAGTTTCCCGCCTTCAGATGGGCGAGAATCAGAGCCTTCTGAGACGCGCTCGACCGCTCGTTCAAATTCACATTCTCTTTCATATCTTCGAAATCGTTATGTCGTAATCGGATGGATACCTGACAAGGCTGTCGGCGTAGAACGACCGCGCCCGCGCCTGCTCACGGAAATACCTTATGTCCACCAACCGCGCATGGTAGTAGACCGTCACCACCCAGGTCATCGGCGAAGGGCCTTTATGTTGTCCCACACCCAGGAACCGGTCATCCAAGCGAGGGGAAGGAAGACTATCCATCCCGCTTTCCCGGCGAAAAAGAGCCTGATGCACTCTATCGAGAACACGGCTGCGAGGATGGCGGCAAGGACCGCCTCCCCTATCAAATCGAACTTGTCCATCGTTATGTTGTGTTTGGTTTTGCCGAGAAAAAAAGCAGGAGGACATCCGGCGATCCCCCTGCCATCCATGAAAAACAATCGAAAAACTGAATCTGCGGTACTATGTGTGGCTGCCGGACTGACGCATCGCTGCGGCTTGGCGGACGGGAAAGCGGTCGGGCCGTCCCGCCCAGATGCTCCGCCGGGCAGGGTCGCGGAGCAGATGCTGAAAGAATGAAGTAACCACCTCCTGTCTGTTTAATAAAACATCACAATATGGCAATGTCTGCCCGCATGAACCTCACGGCTCACGGATGGCGGAGAAGGGAGGAATCGGACCTCCTAATGTCCTACGGGTGCGCTGCCTATCCATTTAGCAGCCTATCTTCTCCGGGTTGCTCCCGGTTGCCTGTCCGGGAGCGGTAACGTGTAAACTAAAACCAATATGAGAATCACCCACCTCACGGCGGTAACGTGGCGACCTGCGGAGGGCTCGAACCTCCATTTCCCCGTGCTCAAAACATAAATAAAGCGGGTCGTCTTGCCGATTCAGACGAGCAGGTCTTGCCTTTGACTGATAACAATTAACCGGGACTCTCACCCGACACGTGCCTTTTCACGCGGTTATGTGGTTGAACATGGTGTTTTCAGGAATCCGTCCAGTTCCGACTTTGCGATGCGGTTCTGGAGTCCGATGAGCCGGGGATGGAGTCTCCCGCACTTGGCCCACCGTGCGATGGTCTGGCGCGTCCTGCCGATGTACTCTCCCGCCTCCTGGTAGGTGAACCAGGTGTCGTGCCGGGGTTTCTCGGCGTTGTCGTTGAACCTTCGCAGTTCTGCGGTGAGGGCGCGGATGAGGTCTCGGTCGCTGCCGGATAGTTCTATGGTTTCCATCGCTATCGCCTTGTCGCGGATATGACCGCTCGGTTTTCATTGAAGAACACGTTGACCTTGTACTGCATCTCGCAGTTGGGGTCGGAATTGAGTTTGGACGCAGCCACCCTCAAGGACATCCCGCACGAAGGATTCGGCAGGTCGATGATTGCGGTTTCGCCCGATCGCAGGTCTCGGAGAACCTTGCCCCAAGCCCGTTTGGAGATATTCTCCTCTCTGCTCACTTTTTCCATCTGATAATCTTGTTTGCTCCCATCGCCCTTTCTCATCCCGACTTTGGACGGGCATCGGTGGGTTTAGAGCCTCACTCCGCTATCCTATGTAGGGTTTTTCGTGCAATCTCGCATCGGGTTCTCTTGGGCCGTCAACTTTGTGGGTTCTATATCCCATGACCGAACCATACTTATTTGCCATTCCCCTGCCGTGCTTTCAGGCCGGATAGCCAAAGTCCCAACCAACAGAACAAAATCGGAAGGTCTTGTCAGCGGTCCGGCATCCTCTTTCCTGGATTGCTCCCGTCAGCCTGGGCGAGCCTACTGGATGCCGTACTCGGTAAAATTCGATAATTACCATTTTGATTTGGTAAATTGGCGGAGACTTACTACTTTTGTAGTGGAAACCTCATAACATCAATAAATTGAATGCTATTCGTGAAGTAGCAAGGCCCCGCCTTATCTCATTCACCGAGGGCAAAGTTCGGGAAAAATCACTAATTATCCAAATTTTTTTGGAAAAATTTCACGAAAAGTTTTCAATTTTATTTTAACGCATTGAAAACTAATGTATTATGGACACGAACATCCAAGACCGAATTCAGTCCATCATTGATTTGCGATTTAACGGTGTCGCAAAACAATTCGGAGAGTATATCGGAAGGAACATGCTCCACCGGGAAGGCCGTAGACATCGTTCCATGGCCGTTTTCGCAAAAAAGTGGAACGAAAAGGGGAACGGTGCCGCCGAAGTAGCGATCCGTTCCCCGCGTGGAAAGGTTGGGTTGGGTTTCAGTCCTCTGCCGATTCCACCTTCAACTGGTAGATGTCGGCATCGTATTTGTCCGCGAGATATTCGGCGAAGTTGTTCATCTCCTTCTTCATCTCGTACTTGGTTATGTCCATGTCGTCAAAGACGAAGGTCGCCTTGCATTCCATTATTTCTTTCTGATTAAGTCAAACTTGAGCCTTCCTCCGGCGTACCATCCGTGTTCCTCCAGCGATGATGCGCGGTATCCGATTTCCGGGACGAATCTCCATCGGTTGCGCCCAAATTCGGCCTGTACGCCCACTTTGGCATCGTAGTAGTCCAATCCCACTTCCTGCGAGACAAAAGGGCTTACGGCCCACTTGTAGGGCTTGTAGGAGGTAACGTTCCTTGTCGTCTCGATGGTGACCGTCTCCCGATAGACTTTCAACGTGTCGAGGGACGGATGGTAGCCGGTTACGACCGCGTAATAGACCGAGTCCTCCTGGTAGACCCTTCTCTCGATCGGGATGTCCACAAGGACGGAATCCCTCACGATGGTGGTGTCGTGCACCGGCAGATACTCCGTGACGGTCTTCCACCTCTCCACCTCGACCGGGACAAGACTGTCCCTCACGATGGTGTCGTAGACGAAAGTCGTGTCCGTCCGCTCGGTGAACTCCGGCTTTCTTGCGCGTTCCAACTCATAGCCGAACTTCCAGCCGAGCCAGAACATCAAAGCGCAGACAACGAATGATACTATCTTCTTCTCCATTGCGCGTAGTGTTTACGGATGTAGATGTAACTGTAATCGCCCTCGTTCGCCTTCGCCTCCCGCTCGAAGGAAATCCCTTCGTAGGCGGTCGATGTATGGAAGACGAGCCGGAAGAGCCATTCAAGGCCGTAGATGACGTAGAACCCGACATAGGCAAGTTCCTTCATCTGCGCGGTGTGGATGGCTTCGTGATTGATGATTCGCGCCTGCGTCCTCTGGTCTTTCTTGTCCCACCTTCCTTTGCGGACGAAGACCACCCCGAACAGATTGATTGCAATGTAGCCGGGAAACGGGATGATATTGCTCTGGATGACTCTCATTTTACAATATTCAAATTCTGCCTGCGCTGACACCCTGTCGAAGACCTAATACCAATGTGCAACCACCTTGTGCCTCCGCTCCGCTCATCTATGAGCTGGTCATAGGCAATCCCCCTTTTCGCAAGAAACTCCTGCGTGAACTTGATGAATTCATCAATTTTCCCATTACCGGGCTGGAGGTCGGCAGCATAACCCAATCGATGGACGGAATTATAGACGCCTCCGACCGCCCGGTTAAGGGCGTCACAGCGATAACCGGAAGTGACTTTTATTTTAACCTTCGCTTTACTCATTCAGGGACTTGATGTTGGCCTGCTCGATGCCGTCCTGGAAGACGATGATTTTCTTGTTGCCATAGGCGTTTATCTTAGGGGCTGGGAGCCGCCCCGGTTAAGTCAGTCAGTTAGGGGTTTAATTCTCGCAGAGAATGGTAGCCGTTTCGTAATTGACGCACACCGAATCCCGTGTCCTCTGCCATTTATCCCTCCGGCATCCGACCTTGAATGTAGAAAGGGTTTTCGCCTCGGTGTCAATGCAGACGATAGAGAAAGCATCTTGCGTTGGCGTTCCCTCAATCTTATCATATTCCGCACTTCCGGAATATTGGCCGAATTGAGCGGTGTCCACCACGAGACAGACTTGATTCGTCCCGTCAAGTTTACCGATAAGGTCTTCATGGAAATGACCGACAATCCACCCTATAAACTTACCGCCACCTTCAATGAATGATTCAACAACATTGACAGACCCATAGAAAGTGGGATTGTAACTTGCTTTGTTTACATAGTTATTGATTACAGGCGAATACTTGCCGTCATATCCCGTTACCTTATCCCCGGCATAATGAGCGGCTATAAGTACGGAAAGTCCGTTCGCTTTTGCATCAGCAAGGACAGATTCAAGCCACGATTCTTGTGTAGCATCATATCCCATCACATCCAAGAAAACGATTCGGATTCCTTGCGTTGTGTAATCCTTGTAGTAGTAGCAATATCCATTCGCGGCGGCATCTTCCGGCTGGGTTACTCCCCAATTAGAAACGAATGGTGCGATATATTTGTTATACGCATCGAGTCCTGCGTGTGCCGTCCAATCATAGACACCCCCGGAATAGTTCGCGGTATCGTGGTTGCCGATAATGGAAAGGACATTTTCTGCACCTTCCACTTGACCGAAAACGAAATCATTAGAGAACTGGTTTGAAACCATATCCCCAAGATTTAGTATTTCATCAATCCGGGATGCGTGTTCGGTATTGAATTGCAAGATTCGCGGGAGATTTTTCGATGCTTGTGCGTGAATATCGGAAAACACTTGTAAAACAAGAGGAGGGACGCCATTGGTTTCCTTCTTCGCCGCTATAAATTTTGGTGTAAATTCCACGGATGGATTAAAGTCGAGGATGCCCGTTTCATCCTTCGGTGCGATGGCGGCATACATCTCCAGCATATTCACGGCGGCGGACAGGGATATCTCGTGAATCCGTGAATCAATGTAACACCACGCAACAAGGCAATCTGCTGGGGCAACATACTCCCAAATTTGCTCTTTGCCAGTAGCGGTATTTATGATAACCGGAGTATAGTAACTGCTCACCGAATCAGTCAAAGCAAGACCACACCCATTCTTCGGGATATACGAATGAATGGTGATTTTTTGCCCCCGTTTAACGGGAATAGGTGTGCTGATATGGTAGTGGGTAGCATCGCCAACAGTACCGTCGCTTGTTATAAGCTTGTCATCTTCTTTGATAGTTGGAGATAGTTGCGTAACATCTCCATATACTTGAGACACAAGATGTTGTAATTCATCGGTGTGCAATATATTGGCATCCCACTTCTCTATCTTGTTCTCAGTTGTATAGGTAGTGATTATGATGCTCGACGGGAAATAGTTGGCATTCATCGTTGCCGTGCGATACCTAACATAAAGGTAACAGTCAACGGGAACAATTGCTTCCTCCGTTTGGCCTGCACTGAGGAGCCTCAATCCGGTGGAATCAGCGAAGACAGCAGTATCGCCTTCCGTTATATTGGAAGGTTCAGCGGCTAAGAATCCCCAGCTTGTCGCACGGGTTGCATTGGCAGTAATAGTTATTTTCTGCCCTGCTTTGACTGCCCTATATCTTGACCCCGTAGCTGTATTAACTGCTTTCCAGGTGTTCGGAGACGTGATAACAAAAGGAATTGTAGTATAATCGGCAGTACTATAAGGCTCATCCGTTGAAGTGACCTTGAAAAATTCTTGGCCTAACTGAGTGACTTTCCCGTCCAGCACCTTGCCCTGATAGGCACTCAACGCAGCCGTGGCATCATCGGAGTTCAAATTGTTCACGACCTCCAACTCCCCAACCGCACCCGTGTAACCGCTGTTGCCGGTCTCGCCCTTGATGCCGCTGAACTCAAAACTGAACTGATTGCTCTGGAATGACGCACTCCCGGACGGGGTGCCCGTGGTGTTGTTGACCGTGACGTTCACGGTCGGATCAACGGTCACATCATTGATGGCCTCCTCCGTGACCGAGACCATCTCAAGCAACCTGTCCTGCATCACCTGCCCGGTGATCAACTCCTCACCGTTCTCATAAATGGTGTCGGCGATGTTCTGCTTTACCTGCTCAAAATCCGCTGCCATAATTCTCCTATTTCTTATGGCAAGAGGGTTATCCTGCCATGTCTTTCAAAACATAGTAAGGATAACCCTCTTCCTTTCACTAACAAATATATTCAACTATACAATCATTCACAAAAAATCTTTTCCGCTAATAGACTACATCACCGTAGTCCTCCACCTGATTGTAAATCACCGCGAAGTCCCCGTCACTCTGGGCATACACCCAATAAGTCTTCGCAGACGTCTTCGGGAACTGCGGAGTAATAACGCCCGTCCTTGTCACCCTCCCGTTCGCGGGAACGGTCACCGTCATCGCAGCAGACGCACCCTCCCGCTGACCGCTCTGAGGGTCCTGGTCCGGCACATCCGCATCCGTGGAATACAAGTACACCACAATGTTCGACACCGTCCTGTCCATCGCCTGGTTCGACTGCACGACCAACTCCCACGACACCTGCGTCCCCAACGAATCGTTCCAATACGCATTGACGTACATCTCGATTATGGAACCGGGAGTCCTGATGGTGACCGTCTGCGGAACGGTCACGTCAAACGATGCGTACTGACCCTCCCCGATCGTGCTGTCAATGGTCATCTGCGTGGATGACAGGAAAGGAATCACCGACCATTGCCCGACAAGGTTCCGGCCAGCCTCGATCCTGATGGTGGCGGCGCCCGTCCCCAACACCGCTGTGGAGGTCAAGGCCAACCACCGCGTGCTGCGGTACAACACCACGCCGAGGTAGTGCTGCGACAAAGGGATGGAGTTGATGGCGATGTCGGCAAGGGTGAGGTTGTCGCTCCCGACACTATTGAGGTCGTAGGCGAACTCGATGACGCCCTGCGTGGACATCCAGATGTCGGTCGAGGCCAACGTGTCGGCCACCGGCTTTATGGCATCACTCTTATATTGTATCAAATCGAATGCCCTGAACCTGTTCGTGGGATAGACATACGTCCACCTCAACTGTCCGTGCAGCAACTTGTACAGGAACGTGGCCGAATTGGTCATCGAGCCGAAATCCGTGAACGACTGGATGTCCAGGCCGCACTTGCCGTCATCCCCCTTCCACCAGACCGAGTCGTCCTTCCACCGCCACGCAGAAGGGTCGGACGAACTCCTGTCCAACTGCGTCACCGTGTTCCAGCCGGAATAGACAACCGGCTTGTACTTCGCCCACTTGTTGAGAAGACCGGCCTGGGCGGCAGAGAGGATATTGCCGCCCAAGTCCATCTTACCGCTCCCCGTGGCACCCTGCAAGGAGCCGCGAGGGGCATTCACTATCGGTGCGTAGGACGTTGCCATAGGCTATCCCTCCAACTTCTTTACCCGCTCGGACAACTGCTGCACCGCACGGACAAGGTAAGGGATGACCATCGCGTAGTTCACCGAGAGCATCTTCTCCCCGCTCACCGCCTCCGGCAGCACACCCTTCATCTCCTGCGCCACGAAGCCGTAGGAATGGTCACCGTTGGACTTCCAGTCGAACTCCACGGGATTGAGCCGGGAAAGCACTCCGAGCGCATCCTGCAACGGGACGATGTTCTCCTTCAGCCGCACATCGGACGTCTGGTTGAAGGCCGTCGCATACATCGCTCCGCTTGCACGGACATCGCCCGTGACATCCGCACCCGCATCGACCGACAACTCGCCGTCCACGTTGAAGTCGCTGTTCACACCCATCACGCCGGAAGAGTTGGTGAACCGACCGCTCCCCAACTGCAAGTAAGACCCCGTCCCGCTGATGACCACGTTGTTCTGGAACTGCGTGGACGCGGAAAAGGTCTTCGCCCCGGAGATTGTCTGGACGGTGTCCGTCAGGACGGCAGAACCGCTGCCCGCAGACGCGACACCTCCGGCGCCGCTGTATCCGTCCGTGTACATGTTGCCGTGGATGCGGATGGCATCGGCGTTCTGGTCGTACTCGATGTAGGTCTCCGTATTGCCGGAGTTGCCGAAGTAGAGCCGCTGCACCGTGGTGTCACCAGTCAGGGTCTTGTCACCCGCCAGGGTCTGCGCCCCGGTCGTGACCACACCGCTCTGCGTACCGCTTGCGGACGGGATGGTCGCCGTGTCGCTGCCGCCGTCCGTGGTCACCTCGATGACAGGCCCTGCGGTGGTTCCGTTCCTGTAAGAGACCGTGGGAGTGACGAACCGCAACTGGTCGTAAATCTGCTGCGCGGTGACGTCTCCCGTATACCCCGCGACCGAGGACACCGCACCGCCACCTCCGCCGGAGCCGGACGACCACGGCACATTGACATAGGCAAGGCCGTCCGAGTTGATCTCAAGGCCGTAGTACCTGCCGGAGACGGACGTGCCCGTGCTTATCGAGGAAGAGGAGACATCCGTGGAACGGACCGCCGCAGGCTTGACGCCACCGATGGCCGATGCGGTCGCCCTCTTCAGGGAGATGGTCGAGCCGTAGATGTCGATGCCAGGTCCCGCCGAGTAACTTCCACCTCCTCCGCCGCCTCCGGCGTTGTTGTAAATCTCCCTCGCGGTCGCAGCCGTGATGGTCATCGTGTTGTCAAGGTTGGTCGCGGAAAGCAACTCCGCAAGGGAGGTCACCACCTTGACGTTTCCGGCGATCTTGCCCGTCGGCTTGGTCTTGTTGGTCATCCTCCACGCGGAGCCGTCATAGACGAACTCAAGAATCTCATACTGGCCCCACGCGAAATCGAACCCGTCACCGTTGTAGGCGGTCATGTATGCCTGCTTCGCACCCGTGGACGAGACGTTCAGGGTGATGTTCGTGGCCGTGTTGGAAGAGGTGCAGAACACGACCAACTGCGTCCCCTGCACAAGGTCGTCCGCCGTGAATCCGGCTGCGTTCACGACCTTGTCAGCCGTGCCCTTCGCCGTGTTCAGGGTGCCGATGAACGTGCCACGCGCCACGGTCGTCTCACCGCCTCCGCCGCCTCCACCGGGGTAGAAGTTGTTGAACGCGGTCTCCATCTCGTTGACCATCTCCAGCAATCGGTCTTGCAGGAGCTGGCCTGTAATGAGCTGCGCCCCGTTCTGACGGATGGACGCAACTATATCGCTTCGTAATTGGGTAAAGTCAACTGCCATACCTTTCGTTTAGTTATATGGCAGAGGAAAAGAGGTCTGCCATGATGTAGCCTTGTTGTGGGAATCACCCTCTTTCCCGTTATTCCAAAGATAAGAAAAATCCGTCAATTCATCTGCTGGATCGTCAGCGCGAACGCGACGTCCTCGAACCCGACCGCGATGAAGGCGTCCCGCATCGCCCCGGTCGTGTTCGCGTCGATGTCCACCCGCAGGGTACGCACGTCCACCTTCGTGATGTGAAGCCATCCCGCCGAGGCGGTCACCCTGTCGTACATCGGATAGACCGTCACCGTAATGGTGTTCGCGGACGCCACGACAAGCGCACGGTCGTAGTTGAACTGACGGGCACCCGTGACGTGCACCTTTAGCTGGCGGCTCTCGATACTGAGCGCCTGCGCCCGCTGGATGACCACCGTGTTCGTCTGGAACTCGCAGGTCACCGCAGCGAGGTAACCCTGCTGCTGCCACTCCGGGGTCATCAGGAACTTGTCGCACAGGTAGACCCGGCCCAACGTGTCGGTCACCATCACCATGTCGGAAAGCCCCACGATGCGCAGGGCATCGCAGACCTCCTCCGTGGCGAGGAACGAGAATCGGTAGGTCTTCTCGGAGGTCTGGCGCGTGGCGAAGAAGAAACCCTCCCTCTCCTCGCCCTCCTCCTCGAATGTGTACTCCGGCATCGCCACCTCGGCATAGAGGTACATGAAGTTGATGTAGTCCACACCCTGGTAGAGCATCTTTCCGCCCTGGTAGGTGATGTCCGAGTTGGAGTACCAGTCGATGCGGAGGTAATCCGTCAGGTCAAGGACGAGTGTCATCACCTCGGAATAGAAGGTCTGGGTAAGACCGTCCACGATGCAACTTATCTCAAGGTAGAACCGCCCTTCCGTGCGGTCGCGCGGGCTGTCCTCCTGCCCGCCCTCGCCCTCGTCACCCGTGAGGTAGGAATCGTCGTAGTCGAAGTTGAAGTCGCCGCCGATGACCTGGCTCCATTGCAGGTCGGTGTTCGCAGGGAAGACGATGTTCGTCATGTTGTCGTATGGGATGACCGTCAGCCCTGCCCTCGACATCAGCACCGAAATCTCCGCGCTCGCCCCCGTATTGAGGTTGTAGATGCGGACCGAGTCGACCTGCACGTTCGCGGAACGGACGGGTATCTGGAAAGGCAGGAGCCGGTCACGGTGGGCGATGAGCGGCCATACCCTGTCGTATGCGTAGAACTTACGGAATCCCTGCTCTTCGATGGTCTCGTACCACGGCAAGGGGGAAAGGTTGCTGTTCCTATTCATCTTCTGTCGGTAGTTTTAATTCGGCCTTCGCCGAGGTGGAAAAGAGGTTGTATTCAATGGAGGTTATCTCACCGTAGCCGATGCCGGTCTGGACGAGGTCGTAGTCGGTCAGCGCCACCGTGCAGGGGAACGTGACGGTCTGCGTCCTCGCACGGACGGTGTCGTGGCAGGTCATCGCGTAGCCGCCCTGGTAGACGGCCTGCGGAGCGCTCATATCGTAGCCGAAGTAATGGCTCTCCAGATACTCGAAGGACATGTAGCCGTTCTGCAACACGTAGTAGCCGTCGATGAGGTCGCCCGTGATGAAAGGCACCCCGTACACGCCGTCGACCGGCGCCGCATCCAACACGACCCACCCCTCGTCACCCGTGCCGGACGCGCCGGAGATGAGCCAGTCCACGTCGGAGTAGAAATTGGCGATGCTCACATTCTCGATCTGACCCTTCGTCACGTAGCCGGAACGGTACTGGATAGGAAGGCCGTTGAACGGGGCCGACTGGCTTGACGCAAAACTCAGTTCGGTCCGCTCCGGCAACTCCGTCTTGGCGAATCCGTACTTGTCCTGCCCGAACGACCACGGCTTGAGGTTGCGCGGATGGTAGACCGACGTCAGGTCGACCGCAGCCTCCCTGTCCGCCTTCGTGTACGACCCTCCGTACATGTACCACGATACGTGCTCGATGTGCAGATGCCCCTCGGTGTCGATGTGCCAGTAGGCGTGGAAGCAGTCGCGCAGCATGTCGAATATCTGCCGCAGGGTTATCTTGCCGGTCTGGGCGGCATTCTGGTAGTAGGTCTTCTTGACGTTGGAGAGCTGGGCGATGAAGAGCTTGCGCCCCGTCCGCAGGGGACTCCCGTTATTGAGGAAGAGCGAGTCCGCCAGGGAGAAGGTGACCGGCAGGCCGCTGTCCCCCGTTATCTCGTCCAGCAGGACGTTTATCGCCGCTTCGAGCGGATAGGCGTCATTGAGGGTGTAGGACTCCGAGAGGGTCGGAGAGGACGAGCCGTCCGCACGGAGCTTGGACACCCACAGGCTGAACGGCTTCCAGAGCGACCGCGAGATGGGGATGTAGTCGTCACCCGGGCTGACGAAGTAGTTGCCGAACGAGTCCTGCCCCCACTCCGTAGGGTCTCGCCTGGTCGCAGCGGAGATGACGAAGTCCCCTTCTGCCGATCCTCCGAGGGGGTTAACCCACGTGTAGTTCAGGTTGGCCGGGATGATGTCGTCGGCGGGAATCTTCGTCCACGCGCCGGTCACCTGCTGGCCAGATATGACCCGCGAATAGATGCATGACTCTCCGAGCGACCGCGCGGAGGTCTCCGGGAATCCGAGACGGATTATCTTGAACGATGCGTATCCCTGCCGATCGTAATAGAACGTGTCTCCTGACTGACCAATAGACCTCGCCTTTGAACCCGGAACCTCCGTGGCGACATCGTAGTAGTAGAGAGCCGCCGCGAGGTAGTAAGTGAAAGTAGACCCGTTCGACTCCCGCTCGACCCACAAGCGGAGCCGCAGCGACTGGCCGGAGCCGTCGAAAACGAGCGGGTCGTCGCCGTAGGAGAGCGACTCCCATTTCTCCCCGACATAGACGTCGTTGTAGTTCCCGTGTGCGTAATCGCTGTTGATGCGGTAAGCGAAACGGGACGCGACCTTTGCGAACTTGTAGTCGTCGATGAGCATGCTCTCGGTCACCTCGGAGTATGCAACCTGGATGTCCTGCTCCCACGATGTCGTGCCGACGAAGTTGGTCAGCACCCTGTCACCCACACCGTCCGATGTCGCATAGACCTGGAGGATGTTGCGCTTGTGCAGGGTCAGCTTCTCGCTTGCAGGGGCAAGCCGGACGAGGTCGTACTCCTTCTCCATCCCGTCAAGGACGGCCTTGTAGTAGTCGTAGGGAGCCGGAGTCACCCCGCACGTATGCTTGTCCGCGTCGAACTCGCAGTCGGTCTTCCAGAACACCCCGTTCCAGACGAACTCCCCGCAGGTGAACGTCAGGATGAACTTGGTGTCGAACGGCTGCGCCACGATCCACGCGAAGTCGTCGCCCTGGAAGACGAAGTCCTCGCCCAACTCGGTGCGCCTGAACCGCTCGCCGGTCTGCAACTTGGATTGCAGGGTGATGCCTGCGGAGAAATTCGGGTAGCAGACCCGCCCGTTCACCGTCACACTTGTCTCTATCATGATACGATCCTCCTCGTTATGTTCTTGTACCGGGTGATTCTCGTCCCTCCGACCACGGTTTCCGACCGCTCACCGCCCTTGCGGATGGCCTTTATGTCGGAAGAAATGGTGGAAAGGTAGGGAGAGTCGAAGGTGTTGTTCATGTTCATCGTGAACTCCCCGTCGCCGCCGGAGAAGGCGCCCATGTACTTCTCCACGAACTCTCCCTTGTTGATGGAGTCGATGATTTCCGCGAGCATCGGGTATCCGTACCTTCCGGTCTGCCGTGCGTTGATGACGGCCACGGTCTCTCCCCTCTCGATGCGGCGGGGTCTTCCGTCCGGCATGTGGCCGAAGTCGACATCGTTGCCGGATGCGTGTGTGCCTCCGTAGCCGATGTACTCCGTACCTCCCTCTCCGTATTGCTGCGCTGCCATCTGGCGGGCCTGTATCTTCGCAGCGGCAAAGGATGCAAACATCGCTGCGATGGCTGCTACGGCGAGGGCCTGGCCGACAATCGGTATGGCGGAGAAGTTCTTCAGGAGCTGCGCCGCAGCCGTAGCCATCGAGGACACCTGCGTCATCGAGTCGACCCGTTCCTTCATCCGTGCGTAGCGCTCCTCCTCGGCCTGCGCCTCGGCGAGTTGCTGCCTGCGCAGGGCAATCTCCTTGCGGGCGAACTCCACGTTGTTGGCGTAGCCGTTTTCATAGGCGTTCAGTTCGGCGTCGTAGACCTTCTCGGCGGCCTTGATCTGCGCCTCCGCCGCTTCGACGGCAGCCTTCGCCTGTTCATGGTAGAGGTCGATGATTTCCTTGATGTTGTTGGCGGTCAGTTTGAGCGCACGTTCAAGGTTGCGGAGGAACTTGTTGAAGTCCTTGCCGAAGAACTTCTCAAGGATGCCGCCACCCTCCTGCTCCTCGTTCACCGTCTGGAGCAGACCGCGCAGGGTCTCCCGGACAATCTCGATGCGCACGGCTGCTTCCTTGCTTCCGTCGTTGAACGCCTCCATGCTCGCCAGCATCGCAGTCCAGTATTGAATCTCGTTCTGGGTCTGCTGCCGGTCAAGGGCGTCTCCCTCAAGGTCGTTCTCGGCCCGCTTGTTGGCGAGTTCGAGTTGGAGTTTGAGCAGGGACTGGCTCTCGGAGACGAGCTGGTCGCGGCGTTTTGAGCGGATTTCCGCGAGTTTGTCGGTCAGTTCGACCTCCTTTGCCACGATAAGGTCGTTGACGGCCTGTACGCCATCTTCCGTGATGTTCCATTGGCGCTTGAGGTCGTTTATCTGCTCCTGGATGAGGTTGCGTTTCTCAATGGTGGTGGCCTGCGCCTTCTCCTGCTCCAACTGCTCGATGGCGACCATGATGACCTGCTGCTGGGTGGCGAAGTCGCGGAGGTCTTGCAGTTCGTTTTCGTACTTGAACTTGGTCAGGGCGAGTTCGCGCTCGGTGTCGTCCTCGATGTTGTTGAGTTCGGCCTCACGCGCCTGCCGGATGTACTTCAGGTTGTCGATGGCGGCGGTGATGGGGTCAACCACCTTCTGGTCCTTGCCACCACGTCCTCCTCCGTTGACGAGCATATCCATCAGACCATCCACAGGCATCGAGTCGATGAGTTTCTGAATCTCATCGTCAATGACTGCAACTCCCTGCTGCGCCTCTTGTAATGCTTTCTCCGCCCTATTCGCAGCGGCTTGCCAATTACCTGCGTTTTGATATGCACCTTGACCATAAGATGTCCCCCGTGCAGCAGCCATAGCCGCATCCGCCCTTGCTTGTCTGTCGTCATAGAACGCCTGCGCCTCGTCCACTTTCGCCTGCGCCTCGATGCGCTTGCCGTAGAGTTCGGTAATCTTGTCAAGGTAGGCTCTCGCCTTCGCCTGATTCATCAGGGACTCCGTGAGCCGGTCGTGGGCAGTCGTGGCCTTCCCCAACATAATCTCCTCGGTGGAGAGGTTGCCGAAATAGTCTTCGTACTGGTCTTGGAGAATCTGCCCAGCCTTGATTCTGTCTTCAACCGACCTCGTTTCATCGGTCGCAATCTTGTATAGGGTATCCGCTTGAGCCGTGGCCTTCGCTGCACTCACCTCGGCATCGTCGAAGGTCTTGTTAAGGTCTTCCTGCGCCTCCTTCCAAGCCCGCGTCGCCTCCCCTGCGGAGAAGGCGCTGGCTATCCAGTCGACAACCTTGTCACCGTACCTCGTCAGAAGGGTGATGCCGATAATCATAGCCGTCTGCCAACTGAAAAGCGAGGAGACAATCTGCCGGATGGCAGGAACGACCTTCGCCTGCTCCCGCTGGATCTCGGAAAGGGTGGCCCCCTGCTGCTTCATCGTCTCAATCGCAGCCCTTCGCGCATTGTTCTCCTGCACGACCCGCTCAATCTGTTCGGTCAGAATCGGCAAGTTGTTGGAGATAGCCATGAAGTACATCCGCGCACCCATCGTGATGGTCGGACTCTCGCGGATAACCTGCTGCATCGCCAAGTCCAAGCCGTTGAACGCCTTCTCGTAGTTGCCCACACTCAACGTGTAGTTGCCCATCGCCTCCTTCAGCCGCTTCTGCTCCTCGCGCACCAGCCCGGCCATCTTGATGACCTCCTGCCGGTCCTTTATCTCCTGCTGGTTGCTTGCGTGCATCGAGTTGGCAAGCGCAACCAACTGCGAATAGGCTTGCGACAACTCGTTGTAGGACATCTTCTGGAGTTCCGCCGTGTTGGAGAGTTTCCGGCGGGTCTGCTCGTCAAGGTTCATCGCAGCAGCCTCGGCCTTCACCTGGTTGGTGTACTGACGGGAGGCGTCCCTCGCAAGGATGCGGGCCTGAATCTCCTCCTCATTGGCCACCTTCAACGTCTGGGACGCCTTCGCGGCCCGCTGCTTGGCTGCCGTGAGCGATTCTATCTGCTTCTTCAGGGCGTCAATCTCCTTGCTCAACTCGGCAATCTTCGCCCGGTCGGACTCCACACCGGGATTCGTGTTCTCCAGCGCCTTCCGCAGGGACTCCCCCTTCGTGCGCGCATTGTCGGCCAAGCGGTCGAACGTCCCCAACAGGGATTCCAACGACGCGGCCAACTCGTCTACCTTACCCTTGACACCACCCTGGAAGAGGTCCGTGTACTTAATCGGATTCGCCATATATCATTCTCTTATATATCATCAAATCCGTTAACCCCCTACGGATGTCTCTGCTTCATCTTCTTGCCCTGCTCACGCAGGAACTCATACGCATTGTAATACTCCAGCACACTCATCCCCTTCACGTCCACGTGCAACTGCTGCGTCATCGCAAGGCACATGTTCTCATACTCGCGGTCGTACTCGATCTCTATGCTCCCGCTCCCGGAGAAAGACCTCGGCGCCATCATGTCGAGCAACCGCCCCTCCTCGTCCTTCAGCCGCTCCGCAGCCCCTATCAGCCCGTCAATCTCATCGAGCGCCGCAAGGGCCATCCGCTTGAGCGACGCGTACCACTCTATCCCCTTCGCACCCCCGAACAGGGAAGGGAAATACTCACCCAGCTCCCCGTCTATTTTTTTTTTGACCCCGCCCGTCTCCGAGCGGACCTCCCTCACGGGCACGTCCCCCAACTCCTCCACCAAGGCGTCCAACTCGCTCTCGCTCCACCCCTCCGTGCTCCTTCCGTCCACAGCGGCCACCAGCGAGGCGAACGCGCTGAACGAAGGGTCGACACCCTGCTGCAAGAGAAAGACCGCCTGCCGCAGATTCTCCATCTCACGGGCCGCAAGGTCGACCTTCCCGGCCTTGATGAACGCCACCGTCTTCTGGATGTGGCCGTCCACCGCCGTGAGGTCGCTCCCGATGCCCGCATCCACAAGCAAGGCCCTGTTGAACCGATGGAAACGACCGATCGGCATATCATCTATCGCGTCGTACAGGTCAAGTACGTGCTTTCCAACCCTAACCTTCCTCATAACCCACTACGCCGCGAAAAAACGCCCCACAACCGCGGCAAGGGGAGCGGCGAAAACCACCGCAAACCCCATCCACGGCATAATAAACACACAACATAACAAGGAAATCCACCAACAAAGGCAGAAATCACAAGAAAAAGCCTCCGAAACGAGCCTCGGAGAGCGCATCTGCACCCACGAACGGATACTCGCCCCACCGACCTCGAAACGGCCCATAAAAAGCACGGAAAATGCCGAAAAAAGGCCAACAATGACGGCCACGCAAATCTAATAGGCACATGGCGGATCAATGTAAAAATAACCCGTAACCCTCAATGCGAAGAACGGCTGCATCATCAGCCGGGCGTCCACCTCCGAGACATCGAACCCCCTCCACACGGAGGAAGGCCGTTCGTAGACGTCCTCCACCTCCACCCACGCACGGGAGAGGCGCACGGCGCGCAGGACCTGCTCCTTCGCCAGCTCGATGTTCCTCTCGGAAGGGGAAACCTCGCGCATGTCGCCCCAGACGATGAGGTTGAACCGGCTTCTCCACCGCTCGTCGTAGCGATGCTCCATCGGCTCCTCAAGGTAGAAGAACGCAAGTCCCCCCACCCGGTCGTCCGGCAGCAACTGGACGTACTCGTTGCCCTCCAGGGGCCAGTCCGGGTACACCTTTCGGCTCCCGTCGGCGAGCACGTGCGTGATGACCTCGGCCTTGCCGTAGACCTCCGAGAGCCACCCCACGTTGGACGCCAGCGACCTGCCAACGGCCTCGCACGGCACGTCGAACAGGCGCGGGTCACTCTTGGTATGTACTGTTGCACTCATGATATTTTCTGCATTATCCTTTCACGTAACTGCGGTATGACATCCCTCCGCATCAGAAGGTCCCAGTTCTCGTCCGTCAGGCCGAACGTCTCCTGCCCGTACTTGGAGTAGACGTCCACCAGAATCCCCCGCTCGTTCGGGACGCCCTGGTCGTTGCACATCTTCACGGCGTCCGGCCCGAAATCAACGTAGAATCCGCTGTGGAACAGGCCCGTGGAGAGGATGAGGTTCGGGACGTTGAACTTTCGCATCGCGTCGAACGGGTTGGTGGCGAACCGCTGCCGTTTGCGCAGCATGTATCGCATCGCCGCGTCCCGCGTCCTGAAGAATGGGTCCTCGTCCATCGTCGGGGTGATGTCCCTCCCGTCAGACCGCTTGCCCGCATAGAGCTGCTCCTTCTGCATCGCAACCATCTCCATCTCCACGGCGGGGTTGTCCTCCATCGCCGAGCGGAGCATCCCCTCCAGGGAGTCGGCCACCTCGCGGACGCCGCGCACCATCTCGTCAAGCCTGCCCATAACGCACCCCCTTGCCCTTGCACTTGAGGCACACCGGGTCGATCGAGGTCGTGTCGATGTTCAGCGCATCGTATGCCTTGTCCAACTCGACCGCCAGTCCCCGCTTGAGTCCCGGCTCCCCGTCAAGGTCGGACAGCAACTGCGCCGCGTTGAGCTGGTTGCGGTTCACCCGCACGTCCGGGTTCAGGGCGATGGCCTTGAGGGCGTCGTAGGCCACCTGCTTCTGGATGACCTGCGCGAAGATGCCCCGCTGGCTCACGATGAAGTCCGTAAGGTCGCATCCCACGGAATAGTAGAAGTTCATCCCATAGTTGGTGTTCGGCGTGTAGACGATGTCGCTTTCGAGCCATACCTTGCTCCCCGAAGATACCGCGAACGCGGGACCGAACGAGGCGTTGTACGACCCAGGCTCATAGTTCACGTCGGCGAGGAACGGAGCGACGCGGAAATACTTGTTCATCTCCATCCATTCCTCCTGACCGCCCTTGTTGCACTGGGCGCAGGGCGCCTTGCTCCAGTCGCGGTCGTAGCGGATCGCGTCCATCCACTTGGGGAGGTCGGCCTGATAGTAACCGATGTACCACTTCTCGCCCGGCGTTTCGCTCCGCAGGTAGGCGTGGTCGGCGCTGAGGTCGAGCCAGATGAAGACGCCCGCAGCCGTGGTGATGTTGACCTGCCACGTGCGCACCGGCTCCATCGACCCGGAACGGAAGAGGTAGACCGCCACCACACCCTCGGCACCCTTCATCTGGAGGCCGATCCGGTCGATCCGCACGGTCACGCCGAGGGACTTCACCGGGGCTATCTCGAACCCCACGAAGGCGCCGCGGTTGGTCACCGCATCGGTGAACCGCCCGACTCCCCCGAAGAGGGCCTTGCGCTCCAGGAGGTTGCGGCTCATCCTGCCGCTGACCTTTCGGGTGATGAACGTCTGGACGGCACGGACGATGCCGCGCCGGGACAACTGCGAGAGATAGGAGTCGAACCCGTCCGTCCAGCCGGAAGGCATCACGGACCGCAGGTTCTCAAGGGTCAGGAGCGGATGCGCGTCCTGGTAGTGAAGCCCGCTCTCGGAGACCGTCAGGTCTTCCGAAATCTGCTTGCTCTCATCCCATTCCTGCTCCCACCCCACAAGGGGAGTCAACCCCGTCACTATGTCATCTATCCTGTACATATCACAAAAAAGTGTCGGGGCTTGGTGTTCCCCGACACTAATTTAGACATTTTCGTACTTTGTACGAAAAAATTACTTCACCTCCTGGGTTGCGACGGTGTTGGTGACGTAGACCGGGAGGCCGTTGCCGGTGCCGGTGGCGATGGAACCCGCGAGGTACGGGGACGGACGGGTGGCGACAGCGGAGTTGTACGCGGTGACGTAAGCAACATCGACGCTAAAGCCCCACTTCTCGCCGTGGACGCAGGTCATGTCAGCGGAGGCGTCTCCTGCGGTCTCGGAGAAGTCACCGACCTCCTCATAGTAGTGGATGCCGACCGGGACGTCGAGTTCCGGCAGGTTGCCGATCCACCACTCATGTCCGGCGGCGCGGGTGCCGAGGACGGCCTCGCGGTCGAAACGGAACAGGAGATCGAGCTGGCCGTCCTCGACAACGTAGAAGTTGCTGTACTGACCGGTGGTCTTGGTGATGTTCTTGGAGGTCCAGAAGTTCTTTCCGGCGTACTCCAGCCACTTGTTCATCGCGTTCTCCGGGCCGAACTCGGCCAGTTTGGCGATGTTGGCGCGCATGGCGAAGTCACCGAGGACATTGAGGCGGCGGTCATAGCCGTTGCTGCTCATGATGGCGTCAAGGTCACCGAGGATCGCGTCCTTCTGGATGTAGGGCACCTGGAGGACATTGCTGGTGACGGTGTAGCCAAGGGCCTCGTTGATGACCTGGGTCTTGACGGCGGAGATGGCCGTCACGGCGTCCTGGTCCATCTTGTTGGCCATCGCGCGGGAAGCATCGAGGAGCTTCTTGCGGAGGTCGCGCTCGTAGGAGATCTCGTTGTTCATGTACAGGGACGGAACCATCGAGACACCGACGAAGTAGGTGATGAAGTTGACCGTTGCGAAAGCGGACGTGCTCTCACCGGTAGGGATGGTGCAGGAACGGCTGGAGGCGACCTGCACGGAGCCGTTGTAGTTCAGCACCGGGAACTTGATGGAAGTGCCGATGGAGGAACGGGAACGGTTCTTGGTCTCGTCGCTGACGAGGCTGTCGCTGCGGCGGCTCTGCGCTACGAAAAGGTCGAGGGCACCGAACTGACGAGGTGCAACCTCGTTCTTGTCCAGGCGGCTGCGGCCGATGATGTCCTGGATTTTGGTTGCTGCTAAACTCATAATCAAAAAAGTATTTGCTTTCTATATGCTGTCCGGCTACCCTCTGCCGACATTACATTCCATTACTGAAGCGGGAGCTTGTCCACGCCGTTCTCGCTGCTGATGCGGAAGAACTCGTCCTGCCACTCCTGCGTACCGCGCACGATGCCGCGCGTGGCGAGCTGCTTCTCGATGATCTCATGCGCCTCCACGCGGGTGCGCGCTCCGAGAGAACCGCCCGCGCCCTGCGGCGCCTTTCCGCCCGTGCCCAGACCGGCGCCCGTCTGCTCGACGAGTCCCAGGGCGGACAGCTCCCTTGTGATGAGGTCGGAGGCCGTGTACGGGGCCAGGGCCTTGTCGGGGTTGTTCATCCGCGTCTTGTCCTCGTTGTAGAAGACCAGCACCTTGCCGCCGTTGCCGTCGTCCTCGAACGCGGGGTTGAACCCCTTGACCGTGGACAGGGCCTGACGCAGACCGAACTGCGCAAGCTGCGGGTTGACGTCCTTGCGAAGATGCACGGACGCGGCGGCGGCCTCAAGGGCGGAGTCAACGCGCATCGACAGCAGGGCACTCTCATGCTCGGTCTTCGCGCGGTCGAACTCATCCTTCAGGGCGCCGTATGCCTTCTTGGTATTGGCAAGCTCCTTCTGGGCGGTCTCGTACTTCGAGGCGAGGTCCTTGTCGGCCACACCCTCTGCCACGGCTTTCTCCAGGGCGGCCTTCTCCTTCGTCAGGGAAGCGACCTGACCCTTCAGGGAGTCGTAGTCGGCGTACTTGCCCGCAAAGGCTTTCGCTGCCCGCTCAAGGTAGTTGTAGGTCTTCTCGGCCCCGTCGCGCTGCACGCCGAGCACGGATGAGATCGTCTCGTCCATCTCGTTGTACACCTCGCGGATGCGGGCCTTCATGTAGTTCTCCTCGTCGTTCTGCGACAGGGTAACGACGGTCGTCACCTGCTCGTCCGTCAGACCGGGCAGGTTCTTCGTGATGATGTCCTTCGTCAGAGCCATGTCTACTTCACGTTAGGGTTAGGATTCGCGTTCGTCTTCTGCAACGTGGGGTTCGTCTGGGTGCGCGGGTCCCAGAGGATCTTCAAGTCCCAACCCTGGGCCTCAAGGCTCCGCTTTCCGAACAGTTCGAACTCACGGGCGTTGTACTTCTGCAACATCGGTTCATAGAGCGGCTGACCCGTCTCCGGGTTGAAACCGCCCCTGCACTGGAGGACGTGGTAGACGTCCCGCTCATTCACCGGAACCTGATAGTTCTGCTCCGGCGCCACCTGCGCTTCGAGCGCGGATTTTGCTGTTTTCTTCGGCATATCTGTATAGTGTTTGGTTGATGATGTCCACCCTTTCGCGGTAAGGACGGTCCACCGCGAACTCCGTCACGTTGTCGTTCTCCCGCTCGAACCTCGCCACGTAGGACGGGAATCCCATCTTCAGTTCAAGGGTCGCCGCGTCGGCGAGGCCCTTCTCCCAGAGGTTGAGCACCTCGTTGCGCGTCAGGGACGGGTACGGCTCCACGTCACGCAGGATCTTCAGCCGCTGCCGCTGCTGCGGGTCGTTGCGGTACTGCGTTTCCATGATCTTGGCACGGATGGCCTCCAGCTCGGAGGCGCTCGCGCCGCCATCCTTCGCCTGCGCATAGACGCTCTGCAACCCCTCGACGGTCATCGTGAAGAAGTCCGTCCCGTAGGAAATGCTGCAAGACATGAAACTGCTGCCGTAACGCGCCATGCACATCAGCGAGTCGGCCCACGCCTGCGCGCTCTCAAACCCCTTCGTGATGTTCTCAAGCACGTTGGAGCGCTTCTCATACGTGGCCTCCACCTGCTTGTCGGCAAGGGAGGTCTCGTTGATGATGGTGTTGTCCCTGCCAACGCAGGAATCCACGATCATCTTGCGCTGCCGCTCCATCTCCTCGACCGTGTACTTCAGGGCCGAGGAATCCACGCCCAGCATCCCCACCGGGTCGCCGAGCGCCTTCTGGTCTCCGTCCGGGACGGGTACGCGCACGAACGACCCCGGACCGGTCACCAGGTGCTTCTGGCACACGGGACACAGCGCGGGAACGCCGTCGACGAGGAACGGGGAACCGTCCGCGCACACAAGCCTGCCGTGGTCGCAGCGGTGACCCTCGCCGTCATCGTAGTCGCAGTCCTCCTCGTATCCCCAGTAGATGGGATAGGAGCCGGAGATGTCCTGCTGCCGCTTGGCCACGTCCGAGTAGATGTACCAGTCCAGACGGTTCAGGACCTTCGTAATCGGACTGCGTTTGACGTCCGGCTCAAAAATTGAAATCGGCTCGTCCCAGAAAAACCTTGCAGGGGTCACCGCCAATGTATGCCGGTTCTCCAGCACCATCCCTCCTAGCAGACCGCCGTCGAGGTCGAACCGGCGGTAGAACTCCGAGTCTATCTCGGTGACGCCGCCGAAGGAGTCGTGGAAGATGACGTAGGTCATCGCTCCCCTCTCGTCCTTCCCGTAGTCGATCACCTTCTCGACGGGGACGAAGTAGACGTAAGGACGGGGCCTTGAATCCCCGGCGTCCGGGGCAGCGGGCATGTCCACCACCATCACCGCGTTGATGCTGGAGCGGAACACCCGCCACGCCTCGTTTCGCCAGAATCCCGGCTCCCCGATGATCTCCTTGCGGTACCACTCCCAGTCATCCGCGTCGGCGGGGTCGTGGAATTGGTAGGAGTAGACGGGGTCGCGCCCGGTGAAGATGTCGGACAGGTCGTTGAACACCGCGTCCACCACATCCACCGACGGGAGCGGGTAACGCAGCAGACCCTTGAAGGTCTTGAACTTGTCATCCGGGAGAAATCCCTGCACCATCGCAAGCAGACGCGCCATCGGCGCCGACGTGCCCGCCATCGGCTCGAAGTCCGGCTCCGCGTGCATGCGGACCCACTCCTGATGCCTGACGGCCTTCGCTATCTGCGAAGCCTTACCGCGCCTCTGGAACGCCTCCCTTACGTCTTGCTCGGACAAGCCTCTCACCGTTGAACTCATAGCCTTTGTCATCTAACATCCATCCTCCGTTGTCCCTCATGCGCAGCAGGCGCTCGGCCTGCGTGAAGGGCATACGCACCCCCAGTCCGAGGGCATCGCAGCGCATCTTCACAACGGTCTCTTCCATGCCCTTCACCCTCCGTCAACTATGCGGGATTGACAAGCAAGGTAAGCGCGTCGAACTCAGGAGTCACGATGACCACATCGTCGCTCCAGTTCGGCTCCAGGCTCCAGGACACCGCGTTGGAATCCGGCTCCTGAAGACCTCCGTGGACCTTCGGACCGATGAAGAAACTGCGGACCGGAATCGGATAGTAGGTCGTGGCCGTGGTCGCGTCCTGGACGGCTTCGAACTGACCGTTCTCGTTGATGGGGATGATGCCCAGGTTGCCACCGGCAGCCTCGCACTCAAGGGCGCGCATCGCCTTGACGATGTTCTGCGGCAGGTGACGGAACGTGGCGCTCTCGGTCACGGGATTCGCACCGACAATCTGCGGGATGCCGCCCGGCACCTCGTTGCCGCTGCCCCAGGTGATGGCGTCGCCGCCGCTGTCGCTCAGACCGTAGATCTCAGGGGTGATGACCACCTTCTCGCCGTCGGTCGCGGCCAGCTTCGCACTCCACGAAGCCAGAGCCGTGATGGGCGCGGTCGCGGTGAAGGAATTCAGGGTGCCGTCAGCCTTGCGAAGACGCATGACGGCCAACTTGCGCACCTGCCCGAAATCGGCAGGGCAGTCGTAATTGGGAAGACTCGGCAGCACAGCGCTCGCCGGACATGAACATACTCTCATTGCATTGAACTCTTTGTATATCTCTCGTACCGGCTACCCTCTGCCGTTATGACTACCCAAATTTAACAACCGCTCCCCTTTCCACCAAAATCAATTCACGCGGCGGATGCCCCTTCTCGCAGCAGCATAACCGCCCGCACGACCGTCCGCGATCTCCTTCTCGTAGACCCCCGTCAGCGCATCCTCAATGTCGTCGTGCGTGTTGCCCTTGAAGTACCGCAGGAACCTGCTCAAATGCGAATATGCCTCCGGCCAGCGGCTCTCCCATCCCACGGGGAAGATGATGCGGTCGTTCACCTCGGCGGCGTTGCTCACGATCCGCGCCTCCTTGTTGCCGTTCTGGTAGAACTGGGTCGTCCGCGCACGCACCCTCGGAGCGATGTTCTTCTCGAACTGCGCCCCTCCGGCATTGCTCTCCACCCACGCCTTCTGCGTCCCGTTCAGGTTCAGCATGTTCGGGACCGTCACATACGTCACCGACGTGTCGTCCTGCGTATAGATGATGTCCGTGACCAACGCGAACAGCAGCGGCATGTACCTGCGGGTCCGCTCGTCGAAGTACCGCGTGGGACTCAGGTACACATCGTAACACACCGCCGCAAGGTAGTCGTCACCCTGGTCCGCAACGTCAATGTACGCACCCCTGCGGATGCACCTCCCCCACTCGCCCTTGTCCGTGTACGTCCTGAACGGCCTGTACAAACGGCTCTCGCTGCTCCCCGGATCACCCTGGTACAGACACTCGAACTGGTTCGGGTCGAGCCTTCGGCGCTCCTCCAGCTCCTCCAGCGGATGCCGCTCCGGCCACAACGCCTGACCCGGCTCCCTGGGGTCGATCTCCGTCGGCTCCCCCACCTTGATCGCAGGGAAATTCACCAGCACCCACGCATTGTCTGCCACTCCCTCCAGGTCAGACCAGCTCTTCGCCACCACGATCGGCTCGCCGCTCTTCTCCAGCCGCCCGATGATGTCGTCCTCGTGCCACCGCGTGAACACGATCAGCTCCTGGCTGTCCTTGTGCAGACGGGTCCTCACGACCGTCGTGTACCAGTTCCACGCCTGCTCCCTGATGATCGGGGAATTCGCCTCCTTGAAGTCCTTGTACACATCGTCCAGAATCGCCACGTCCACCGGGATGCCCGTCAGACCTCCGCCACGGCCCACCGCCTTGATGAACCCCTGCCTGCCCACCATGTCCGTCTGGTCCGCACTGCACTGGTACGTGTTGTACTGACGCAAACCGCCGTCATTGATCAGACTCTCCGGAAACAGACTCTTGTACTCGAACGTCCCCATCAACCGCTGACACGCCCGGTTGAACTGACGAGCCATCGCCAACGAATAACTCGCAATCACCGACTTCGTGTCGGGATTCCTCCCCTCAATGAAACTCGGCAAACCCCTCGAACTCCCCTCGGACTTGCCCGACTGAGGTGGAGCGCTGATAATCAGCCGCTTAATCTTCTTATGGGCGAACATGTCCAAGACCCGGTAGTAGTTCCTGTGAAACCCCGCCACGTCCAAATCCGGCCTCTGATACCTCATGTACGCCTCGAAGTTGTCCCGCGCCACAAACCGAACCAACGCGTCCGGATCACTCGCAATCCGGCGCATCGCCTCACTTCCCCTCGCCATCTCCCACCTCCTTCGCATCAGGAACTTCAACACCCTTCACCTGCTGGTACCGCCGGTCCTGCAACCCACGCACCATGTCCAGCATGTCCTCCGGCTTCATCCCCTCGAAATTGTAATAGTTCTTCGTCCCACGGTCACTCAACGCACCCTTGTTCACCCCCAAAATCTTCAACGTCTGGTCCTGCAACACCTTCCGAGCCAAGATGATGTTCTGATCCCCAGCAAAGTCCATCCCCATGATCTCCTCATGACTCATCCCCATCTTCCGCAAACTCGCGTAACTCTTCGCATCCACCTTGTGACTCCCCTTGTAATCCTCCGCCAACTTCCGGTCCATGTCAGCCAACTTCGCCAACTCACGCGCAATCACCGTCTCCACCCTCCCAACGTTCGCAGCCTGCCACTCACTCAACGCCATCTCTACATCACTCTTCACCATCCCCTCCGTCAACAAATACTCCTCCCCCCTGTCCTGACGCCTACGACGCAACTCCAACGCCACCTCCCGGTAACTCTTCCCATCCAACACCATCGACACCATCTCACTCAAATCCTCCTCCCGCTCCAACGGATACTTCTTCCTGTCAGAACCCGTCAACTCCTGCAAACTGATACTACCCCTCCGAGTCACTATCCTGGGCCGATTAACAAGGGATGACCCACTTCCCCGCTTTGTCCTTGCCATAATTCAATCTTTTAATCCTACCACAAATTTAACCATCACACCACCTCCCACACAAAAAAATATTCCCTCAAAAATTCTCAGAAAATTTTCTAGAAAAATTTCTCAAAAAATTTTTCCAAAAAAATTTGTGAATTGTGGAGAGGGATAACCCCGGCGCTTCGCTGCCGCTGGGGTGGGGGTCCCCTTTTCGATACCCGTACCCCAATAACGCGCCAAAACAAAGCCTGTATTTAATTATCTCTATTTTCCCGATACATTTCCCGCCTGAATCCAGAAAGTCGCTCCAGGGTCCCGAAAAGGGCCAAATCGGGGACGTGTCCAAATTCCCCCACAATCCAAACCGCAAAAAACAATCTGGACGCCGCCGCCGGACGCTGGACGCTGGACGGGCGCACGATCCCAGGGAACTAGGGAACCAGGAACCGCACGCCGGAGATGGTGCACGATCCAGAGACGGGCGGACCCCAAGCCCGTTTTCAATCGCTGCCGAAAATTTCGCCGACAACACTAACAAATAAATCAACATTACGCAAAATAGTAACAATACTAAATAGTTCAATACTTACTGCAATAGTTAAATTATAGTATATAAATATAATATATAATATATAATATATAATATATATAAATTAAACTTTGTTTAATTGTGTGGATTTCAGATAGTTAATTAAATTAGTTTGATGTAAAGTTGAGGGTTAAATAGGTTGTAAGTAAAATGATTTGATTTAGTTACAAAGTGTTAAAACTTTCAAACAAAGAGTTATAATTATTAAATAAAATCTAACATGTTAATTATATAATTCGCCCTTTTTATTTTTGATTGTCAAATATTTGTCGTACCTTTGTAATGGGATGTAGAAAGAATATCCCGTATCAAGTTAAATGTCTAACAGTGACGGCAACACTTTAAAACGGCATTATTAAAATTATGGCAACACTTGCAAAGAAAATCAATGTTTTAGACGCTGAAAAAATCCGCGCGCTCCTGTCCGTCGCGGATTGGGCCGCATGGAATATGATCGGATCGGGAAAGGGCCGTATCTATGCAATGATCGCCGACGGCTTCGACAATATCCGCCGACGTCAGGACGAAATAGGCTTCCTGGACGAAAATCTGCTCCGTTGCCGCTGTGAATTTTCGGCGATGCTCTTCCGGTGCATTGAAGAAGACTTCGGCCGCTCTTGTTCTGACCTTGTGAAAAAGTGCCTGTAAATTTTCAGACCATGAAAGAAATAACAATCAGCCCGGCGGACCTCAAGATCGTGGCCACGGCATTAAATTACAGAATTGAAAACCTTGCCAGATTGTCGGAATATTGCCGCCGGCACAATGACAGCCGGGCGCAATGGGGATATTTACAAGACCGGCGCAAGGTGCAGGCCGTTCTGGACTCGATCCTGGGCCAGGTCCCCGAAATGGATATCAAACTTTTCGCCCTGTAAATTTTCAGTTTATCCCCTTATGAATTTTTGGCCGGTGCAGCCTGACCCCTTATCCGGCCGCCAAGTTAAACCATAAATTTTTATCATCATGGAACAGCAGACACTTTCCGAAAGAATTCAGATCGCAAAAATGCAGACCTGGAAAGCCACTAAAGTAAAAGCCTGGAGACTCACCAGAAAGGCGGACCGACAGGCACAGGAAAAAGCCCGGCAGCTCGGACGCGGCAAAGGGTATATCATCATGGACGGGTGCGTCTGGGGCTATTACGCATCGGTCCCCGACAGCCGCGGACGCGTCCGCATCGACCTTGTCAAAGTCTGATATGAATTTTCGGGCTGCCCCGGCGGGAATTTTTGAGGATCGACACCTCACGACCTGCAAAGTATAAACCATAAATTTTTATCACCATGAGAGCTTACTACACTGAAAACAACTACGAATGGAGCCGTAGCACCGGGACGGCCTACACTGCAAAGGTGAAAATGACCAGAAAGGAATACGAACAACTATGCAAGAAAAACGGATCGGCAGAGTTCGGCTATCTTGGCGATGCTTACCGTACAATCTTTGATGGCCCGAAAAAACGCGAAATCCGTTTTACACATTGGGATACAGGTATCCGCCTGTGCTACCTTTTGGGGATTGAATACCACAGGAATAACTACTGCATCGAAATCATTGGATAACATGAATTTTTAACCCTGTCCGGTGAATTTTTGGGCGGTCCGACTCCGCCACAGGGTTCCAACCAATAAATTTTTTGTATAACCCTTTATGAATTTTTGAGATATGAAGACCAACAAAACAAACTTTCCGAATGTTAAAACCCTGGATAAATCCATTGCAGAAGACTACAACAATGGCAAGATTACTTTGCATGAGGCGGCCCGACAGTTCTGCCTCGCCGGTTGGACAAACTTTGTAGATGAAGAAAAGGCACTTAAATTCATGAATTTCCGTTAAACCCATTGAGATATGAAATACCACGTTACAATCATCAGCGAATTTGGGTGGCTCTCAAGCAAAGAAACCAATTCCCGCAAGGATCTCCTCGACCTCCGCACGAAAGCTCGCCAGAACGCCGCAAAATGCCTTCCCTGGAGCCAGTACGACAAAGCATTCCGGCATCTGGTCTACTACTACGAACTCCCGGGCGGTGAAGTCCGCGTCGAGATGCGCCCCCGCCTGGTAGATGACAAGACCTTCTACGACTTCGTCGACAGGTGTAAGCCGGACTTCGTGGGAGCGATCCATCGCAATGAGTTAGTGTGAATTTTTGTCAAACCCCATCATGAATTTTTGATTATCCAACCGGAATTTTTAACTTTGTAGAACTCGCCCGGATACAGGGCAATAAAAACGTAAAATGAAAATGGAAAAGATTACCCTCTCTCGCTACGTCATAGAATCCCCCGAAGAAGGCCTCTATGAAGTCAGGGACACAAAGACCAACGTATTCGTCACCTTCAAGGAGAAACAATTCAAGGAGACCCAGGAATGGTATTTCCCGGCAGATCCCGCCATCCAAAGGCCCATCACAATGAACCGGATCGCAGACAAACTGGAGGCCTGGCTTAGGCTCAACCATCCCGAGATCGTCTCCGAGCCTGAAAAGTTCATCCTGAAAAGGTCTGATGACGGGAAAACCATCATCCTTGAGAGGCCAAGCCAGGGGCTTGTGATTACCTTCCCAGAGTCAACCGGCAAGGTGACCGCCTCTGCGCAGATCCGCGCCGCATCTATGTGGCTGAAGAATATGGCTGACAACTGGGATACCGTGGATTTTTAACCCCTTTGTGAATTTTTGGTATGAGACTACTCGATAAAGCCCGCGAAAAGGGCATGTTTGTCCACGATACGGCATTCACCAAGTACGGAGTAAAGGTCCGCTCAATCTCTATCCAGAGCAAAAAGGGGCTCGTCATATCCACCGTATATTCCACCGACAACCTCGACACACTGCGAGAGAACGTCCGGACAATGCAGGAAATCGTCAATGCAGGATGACCATGAACCGCATGTTCTATCAGACCCACGGGAGGAAGTACGTAGCCGTCCCGGTGGACTACAACGTCGAAAGCACCTTCACCGCACGTTCCCCACAGGGCATCCTGCGATACTTCGTCCTCGACGGCCAGACCTGGCGAAAGACCTACTACGTCCTCATCAGGATGCCCGACGACTCCTTCCGCGTCTACTACCGCGACAGGACGCAGTTTTCCGGCCGCAAATTCACCCAGTCCATCATCAACGCCTACAACGTCAGACCCGTCCGAACACTCCAGAGGGACGAGCTGCCCGCACTCCTGGAACCGCACCACATCCGGCAGGTCAACGAGGCGGAGAAATGGCTCACGACCGTCGAACCCGCCGGAGAGGTCACCACCCTCTTGTGAATTTTCACCTTGTGCCATATTAAGGCACAATGAATTTTCGGATAAAAGAAACCCCGCAAGGATTTTTAGTCCCTGCGGGGTCATTATCATGCCAATTTCCTCACGGCGTAGGTGAACTTGTCGCATCCCTTCTGGGTCGGCGCCACCTCCTTCATCGACTCCAGGCAGAGTTTCCTGCCCGGCTTGAGGTCGGCGAGGGAGCAATGGAGGCAGTTCCGGCACACCTTCTTGCCGTGCGATACGCGCCACCGCTCCACGGCGATGACGAGCCATACGGCGTAGAACACCAGCAGGGCCGCGCAGGCGCACAGCCACAGCGGGGAGAGAGCCCAGAGCAGCGGGATGCCCGCGCCGAAGGCGTACCTCGCGGTCAGCAGCACCGCCGACAGGAACGGCGGCAGGGAAAGGATAAGGATCAGTTTCTTCTTGTCCATAGTCTATTCGTGTTTGAATCTTAGCACTTCCAGGTCGTCCTTGACGGTCCACTCGGCGAATTTCTTCATCAGGGAGACCGTATGGGCGTACATCTCCTCGTTCCCGCGCCGGTAGGCGATGTTGGCCCGGTTCAGGTAGACGAGCCACGTCTGGTCGTCGCGGTCCATCGCGTCGAGCATGAACAGGGCGAAGTGGGCCTTCTGCCACTCCGGCCATTCCTCGTCCAGCAGCAGGGTGCGGAGCTGGTTCTTGCGGGTCATCCGCTCCCGCAGTTCTTCGTTAATAATCATCTTTCAGGTAGTTTTTCTTGTTGATGTAGTAATTCGTCTTGTCGGAGAGCCGCACGCGGGTCAGGCGCCGAAGGCCGTACTTCTTGCGCAGCATCTCGTCGTAGTTCTGTGCGAGTCGTGCCCGCGAGATGGCGAGGCGCCGCCGTTCGAGGGCTTCCGCGTCCTCGCCGTGGCCGGGCCTGAACCACGTGGCCTTCCCGTGGCGGTTTCCCTTCTGGAACCGGCCCTTGCTCATCAGCAGGCGTCGCGTCGGGCGGGAGCGCAGCTCGATGATGCGGTCGCGGTTGACGGCCCAGAAGTCCGGGGATTTCTTGAGGCCCATCTGCCGGGCCTTGTAGACCACGGCCCGGACGGAGATCCCGAAGTCCCTTGCGATGTCTGAGTTCATCCTCGTCGGGTAGTCCTGTGCCAGGGTGAACTCCATCATGTCCGTCCATTGGATTCTCTTCCCGCTTGCCATTACTCGATCGTGGTTATCTTGAATTCTATTCTTGGGTTGGATTTGTCGATGAATTTTTCCGCAGTCACCTTGACGCACCTGTTGTCGTTCCTGATGGCCTTGCAGTATTGCAGGCAGTCAAGGGTCGACTTGAGGATGTTGTCAATATCGTGGCTCATTGAGGTGAAGTATGCCCGGACGTGGATTTCGAAGTATCCGTCGATCATCAGGTTCCTGTACGGGCCGACCTGCATGTAGAACGAGTTCTCGTATGCCTTCGTCGCTGCGGTCTTCGCCAGCGCTCCGTGACCGCTGATGGTCACGATTCGGTACGAATTTGACTTCGAAGGAGGTGATCCTGCTATCGTCTGCCATTGGTATTCCATAGTCACTTCGCGTTTACGTGTGTTGCGATGTCGAGGTCTATCATCAGGCACCGCTGTCCCTTGTGCTGCTTGACCACGGGAGGGTAGTATTTCTTCACCCTCCGGGCGATCACCTGGGCCAGCTCCTCCGTCACCTCCTTCATCCTCTCATCCGTCAGGGTCTGAGGGTCGGTCTCCCCCAGCGGATAGATGGCGTAGTGGCGGTAGAATTTCTGGACGGGAGCGGAGTGCCGGATCTCCTCGGCCTGACGTATCGCATCCTCAAGCGATTTTCGGGCGTTTTCCCGCATTTTCTCCGCCTCCTTGGTGTCCTTGTTCAACTTTGCCAACAAAATCGCTCTGCGGTACGTTAAAATCGCAAATAGAAGGCATAGCGCAATCGCCGTGCAGTAAAGAATGATTAGAAGTGTCATTTAGTCCAGTTTATGAGAGTAAAACATCGCTTTCTTCTTGTACCTGATGGATGCCCGCAGCATCCAATGCTTCTTGAATACCCGGAAATCGTCGTGCCACAGGTCAGATTCATGCCACATCGCCTTGCATCGCTTGACGAGGTAGTCGGGCTGGGAGATGATTTCCCGGAGTTGCTTAATCCTCTTTGGTTTCATTGTCTAACATTTCAAGTGCGCTTTCTATTCCGTAAATTGCCGCTTCCTGCCAAGTCTTGAAGGGGTTGTTCATCGGATCGGGGTGCTCGCTTTCGAAAGTACCCTCGTTATAGATTCTAATATCATACTCGGTAGTAGATTCCTCAGATTCCCTTTTGTGAAGAACACAATGAAATGGATAGACGTTAATACTCAAACTCTTGGAAGCCAGCCAATCCAACGTCTTGCCGTAGGATGGTGGTTCGACGATGGTTTTCTTCTTGACCTTTCCGGTGAACTGGTCCGGCTCCAACTCCGAGTTTACTTTTAGCGGCATCCCTGCTTCATAGAGTCGCTGGGTGAGGGATGCAGGAACTTTTGCTGTGTATCTTTTCTCCATAGTTAAACAATCTCTAATTGGTCTTTCGCATAAAGGTTGAGCGGAACTGAGTCTTGCGGGTCGCCTTCTTTCTCGCTTATCAACTCCCATTGATTGCCGAGCCATTCGACCCGACCCTCGTTCCCGTCAGAGCATCTAACATAGTCGGATGCATGGATCATCCTTCCGTGCTTGTCGTAGTGGTAGGTTGGTTTAGTCATTTTGCGTCCTCCTTTATCATCTTGGTTTTCATCCACTCGGCTCCGGCTTTGAAGGCATATTCTTGGCTCGTATAAGGATTTTCGCGTATCCACCAAAACGCTTGTTCTTCCGCATACTTCTTTGCTGCTTCCGTCAAGTCGTCACAATCCGTCACGGTTTTTTCACGGCCCCGAATCTCATCCATGAACTTATCAACGTCAACCCCTTCCCATGACTTGCTTGCCTTGGCTATCTTCTCATTCAGATAGGCTTCATCGTAGCCCATTGTTGGTCGCTCCGATTCATCCGGCAGGGCGTCGAGGAAGGAAAGAAGTCTTTGCAATTCATCTTTCCGTAGAACTGCTTTTGAATCATAAATGTCCACAATTTGTTCCTCCAGTTCTTTCATTCGCCGTTCAATCTCGGTACGTATCAGTTCTTTCGTTGTCATGCCTAAATCAAATTCTCTAAACAGTATTTAATGGCTGCTTCACATGCCTCTTCATAAGTAGGGAATGTATATAAATGATGAAATTCCTCATCTTGATTTACAAGATTATATATATTAGCAATCCATCCTATGCTTGTAACCTTTAATCCTTGACTTCTAATTTCAATAGATTTATTGTGCACTTCCCTCAACCACTTCATTGCCATTTGAAGGGTTGGACAAGAATAGTCTTGAAAATCTCCTGCGGTTTGATTCCAGTTATAGGACGTTGCATACCCTTTTCTACCATCACTATTATAAAAGTAATTAAGTGGTATATCAAACCCCTTTTCTTTCAGGAGTTTTGATGTCTCAAAAGAAACGTAATCCTCGGCAATATTCGTCATTTTTCAATCTTTTTAATCAGTTCTTGTAATTCCACCCGCAGAATCGGAGCGGGTTGTGCATCGCCGAGTATCTCGTCAATGCGGGATCGGATGGTCTCGATCACCAGTCTTTTCCCTTCCTTCACTCCTTTTTGGAAGGCCATTGTGTCGAAGACCTCCGGCTGCTCCTGCTGGAGAGAGTCAATGATAGCCATCACATCGTAAATTCCAGATAATTTCGCATCAAAGAATCCCAAATTTGGGGTGAATCTCTTTGCCGCGTCCTTGACTTCTTTAATATGCTTTTCCATCTCCACCTTCAAGTGGTCTGCGTCAATGTATTTCATACTCTGTTATTTTTTATGTCGTCAATCATTTGTAGTATTATTACTGTTTCCTTAAATCCACCAACCGGAATACCCATACAGAGACTATCATAGATTTCTCCAAACTCTTCTCCATATGCTTCTATGCATTTATCACGTAGAGATTTACGTTTCTTAAAAAATATCTTCATCTAAATCAATGATTAAAGATGTTTGAGTTGTAAGGCCTACTATTTCTATCAGGTCCTCAATATCCTGGTGAACATAAATTTCAGTACCAAAGAAATGAGAAGTTCTACCACCAACACCCATTGTATCAAATTTCTTTCTCCATTCTTCTTCAACCATCTTCCAGGCCTCTTCTTTTGTCTCAGCTGATACAAGATAGTGAGGTGTATCTGCTCCCCAAGTTTGTATATGCCATACTTTCATATCAAAGTTTATTAAAAGGTGCGTCCCTCGTTAGTGCACTCCTTGGGAATTACCCCGTGGTCTGTCGCCATGCAAAGTCTCATGAGATGCGTACACCCGTCATGTGGGACCAATCTGCGGCTTCCACGCAGCAAAACGCAACTTCGCAGGCTCAGGGGCTCACGCGAGGGCATTACTTCAGCCCCTTTTTCAGTATCGCACCCTATGTTTTACATCAGTTTCTTAGATTTTTCTTCTTCCCAATCTCTCTTGAAGAACATTCCAATCACGCCTTCATTATCGGAATAAAATGTCCTAAACTCACGCATATTCGGGATAATAACTTTTACTTCCCGATTCTTTTTATTTACAAGCGTCGCCATTCAATTTTGATTTAAGCCAGTCGATACACTCTACGGCGTTCTCATATCCCTTGTCAGCAAAGTCTTTGAGGAAGGATATAGAGGTTTTTATTAGTCTTTCTTCATCCTCGCTGGGCTTCCAATGAGGTTGTAAGAATTCTTTACCAACTCGGCTGCGGAGGGATTTGAGCCAAGCAATTTCCCTATCATAAGAAGTGTCTCCATCATTTTCTTTATAGGCATAGCGATTTTCTTTTGATTCCTCAATAGAACAAATGCAAGAGTTAAGCATTTCCTCATCCTCCTCACTCCACTCAACTTTTGGTTGTGGACGTAGAGAATCAAGTAACTTCCATATAGTCTTAATCGTATTTGTGTCAACAAACTTACCCATTGTAATAAGCCCTTTTATGGATTCAATCTTGTTCTTATCCTCCTCGCTCCACTCTGCTGGCTTCTGTGGCATCTTGCCAGCGATTACTTGCTGCGTACCTAATGTATCTACACGATATGTTTCCCCGTGAGTAACTACTGGCTTCTGTTCTTTCTGTTCAACTTCTTTCATAGCCTTGTTGTATCCTGCGGTAAATCCATTCCGTCTGCCTTCCTCATAACCTTTCTTGTATTCATCACAAGTAAAACACCCATTGGGATGCTTCTGTTCTTTCTGCTTTTCTTTTGGAAACATATTTTCAAACGAATGTCCGTTGAAATACTCCCGTTTCAAGTCTTGATATAAACGAGTGAGTTCTGTATCATCCTCATCTGTGATTTGATTGCTGAGATAGCATAACTTGTAAAGTACGCCCATTTCGCCTTCCGATGGTGACCATTTTGGCTCTTTCTGCTTTTCACCCCACTTTGCAAAATGACGAGCGGTTAGTTCATAACAATCCACGGGAATCACCCTCTCACTGATGCTTCCACAGAGTTTTGCTTCATGAACATCGATGCAGTCATCAAAAAATCTATGTATTTCTTCATCTAAATCATTTGCTGTTATAGACTGCTCTTTCTGCTCATCACTGTAAGGAAAGTTGTCAATAAAATCTCTAAGAGATTCTTTATTCTGCTTTTCTCCAGAATAAACATCTTGTAGTATTCCCGCCATTTTACCAAGAGCATCATCCCATCCACGATAATATTTCTTATCTGGATTAGAGTCCTTCATGTCGTGAGCATTGGCAACATGTTCATCAATGTATTTGTCAATCCTTTCAACAGCTTCTATTGCTTTACTTGCGCCTTTCTGCTTTTCGAGGTAGGCAACATACTTTACCTTCAAATGTTCTGGTGCAAATTGGCAAATGAAGGTAATTATCTCTTTTCTTATCCTCTCGTCCTCGCTCTCGCGGAGTTCAGGGAAGAAATGCTCGGCATCCTCCTTGTCTGCCCCGGAAAGGTTTGGATATATTGCACGCATCCAATTCAGCGCTTTATCATAGGCTCTTGCCTTTTCTTCGTTATTCATTGTTTTCATTTCTTTAAGTAAAATCGAGATAACACTTCCTCGGTAATCACACCGTCCCCTTTCATTCCCCGGAGGTACTTGAACAAGTTGTCCCGGTTGGTCAAGGACTTCCCGCATCGGTCATCGTAGAGCAAGAGCAAGCGGACAATTTCCAGCCCCTCTTCGTACCAGGCGTCCAATACCTCCCATCCCTTGTCCTCGGCACTATGCTCGATGTCCTCGTTCAAGACTTGGAAGGCGCGGAAGGCCATTTGGATGCCCTTGATGATTTGGTTGAATTGGAATTTCTTGTCCCTTCTGAACTCCTGCCCCGATGCCTTCATCCTCCGTTCGAAGTCCATCATCAGACGGTCCATCGCAAGGGAAACGAGATATAGTGTATTTATTTCTGCTGACAAGGCGTCCGGCCTTTTACCATCACTCACAGCCATAGTCAAACTGTTTTGTTGTTCAGATCCTCCGGCATCATATCCGGCGGGTAACCGAATATGAGCCGGATGATTTCCATATCGTCAGGGTCTTCCAGACGCAGCCGGATGACCGAGTAACCGATGTCGCGCAGCCCCCTGACGTGCGCCCTGAATGCCACACTATCCGGGACTCTCGACCCGTCCGAGAAATAGACCACTCCGTAGGCGGTCTTGAAGTAATGAATCGTTGCCATTTTCCTGCTATCTTTCATACCAAGCGCTGTCCGGCAGGTCATCCATCGGAATCTCCACCTGCGCCGGTTCGTCATTCCATCCGTAAACAATGTTCTCCACCTCGTTGTTCTTCACCCTCCTGCTCTCAGGCTCATAATACAGGCCGATCAGGTAGTCCACCACACCGAACGAGCGGTTCTTCGCCACCTCCAAGACGAGGTTGTAGCCCATCAACTCCTCAACCTTGTCCTCACCGAAGAATTCCGTCGCCCTCCGCTCAAAGTCCTTCCCGACACGATGCGAGATAATGAGATTGTCGGCAAGGTTGGTCAGGTCTGCCGTCCCAGCGATTGACTCTTTCCGAAGCAACTGAAAGGACTGCTCCTTGCGAGGATGGCAGACCAACACGATGTGGATGTTCGACCGCTTGGCAAACTCCTTGAGGTTGTTGATGAACCTCGATTGACGGTCGTTCTTCTCGCCCTCCATATTGTCGAGGTCGATGGTCATTAGATTGTCCACGAAGACTATCTGCACACCGTTCTTCTCAACGCACTCGCGGATGTCCTCATAGAGCAATGACCACTTGTTGCCGTAGTCGTTGTTGTACAGGAAGAACTTCCCGTCCAACCACGCATTGACCTTCTCGGCCACCATCTTCGGTGCGTAGTACAACCCGTCGAACCCCGGCTTCTGCTTCACGAACGCCTTCCCTGCCGCCATCTGGTCAATCCATTGCTGGAACCGGAATCCCTGCAACTCCCCGGAATAGGCAGCGGCCTTGTATCCCCGCTGAACCGCAGACAGGATGAAGTGGTCAAGCAGGGTGGTCTTCCCAGCTCCGCTCAGTCCCGACAACACCGTTACGTCTCCGAGTGTCCATCCTGCAATCTTGTTGTCCAAAGCGATGATCCCAGAAGGGATGCTGACATAACTTGACGGGTCAATCCACTTGATGTCGCCCATATTTAGCCATTTTTTACCCCTCTCGTCCTCTTTCACGGGTTCAACGGGCTTCGGTGTCACCCTGCCGTAATAACTCCGCTTACGGCTGAATTCTTCGTAATCCCTGCGGTCGTATGCCTGCGGGTCGTAGTGCAGCCTGACATCGTGCCATGTGTAGTGTTGGCAGGAGTTGTGAAGACAGCGAAATCCGATGGCGCCGGAGTCCATCACGAAAATGGCCGCATCCGGGGCTTTGTGGTTCGGGTCGAACGGGCATTCCTCCAGGACGAGTTTCTCGCCACCGCCGAAACGGCTGCGCTTGGCGATCCTGATGCCGTGGTCACGGATGAATCCCTCAATGTCGAACCGCTCGTTCGAATAGCCGTTGAATCGGGAAGGCGTCTCCACCTTCGGCAGCATATCCGCGACCTTGTCGATGAACCCGGCACTTGTCTGCTCTATGCGGTCCGGGATGTGGATGAATCTTGAGAGCCGCTGCGGCCGGTCCTCGGTGTTCGCTCCCTTGTTGGAGGTCGTTCCGATGACCTTTGCGATGCGGCTGGCATTGAACACCGAGGTGTCAATCTTGACCCGCTCGTCCGAGAAGAGCATATCCAGCGCATTGAGGAATCCCTTGACCTTGTCGGTGGACTCCTGCGTATTGGGAAGATCGATGGAGTAATACAGGTGGTAGCCGTTCCCGCTGAACGCGACAACGGGAGCATTGAACCCCTCGTCGCGGAGGAACTTGTACACCTGCCGCATCTTCTTCTCCGCATATAGGATTTCCTCGTCGCTGGCATTGGTGTCGGACGGACGTTCGGGGTCGAAGTCGAGGAGCAGCCATCTGCGGGACTCGATGTCGTTGTCGTTGGTGGTTGATTTTGGTTTCTGGACGATGGTATCGTGCTGTGCCCTTCCGTAGCAGGATGACTTGACGTCGTTGATGGTCGCGTAGATGCCGTAGCCGTCGAAGTTGGCGAGCTGTGAGAGCATCACCTCCGGGTCGGTGAAGTAGCCGGAGAACGTCTTTCCTTGTCCGAGGATTCGGATTTCGGTGAGGGGATGGTCTTTCTTGAAGATGTCCCACCAGAGGTGTATTGTTTTTTCGTTGATCATATCGCTTAACATTTTACCCAGTTCCCATCGCCCCACTTGAGCCATTTCCCTTCCTTGAGGTGTTTGTACAGGTCTTCGGGGAGTTGTTCGCAAATTCCTGGACGTTTTTTCAATTCGCCGAGACTATAAGTCCTATTGAGTTCGACCCATAGTGGTTTGGCTCTTTTGACAGGTGGTTCTGGCGTGGAGTAGTCCGGCAGGTTGTTCAGGAAGGTGGAGAGATTCTTGATGGGCGTTCCCGTTTCGACACATTCCTTGAGGTAACGCCGGATGATTGATTCAAGTTCATCCTTCGAAATCTTCTTGAGGAGTCGTTTTATTTTTTCTATGTCCTTCCTTGACTTCCCCGTCGGCCTACCCTTGACCGGGCACTTGGTTGGGTATAGTGCGTAGATAGCATCGGCATCCTCGGCAGAAAAAGAAGAGCCAGCATCACTCTCTCTCTCTAATTTTTCTGAGTCTTCGTTAGAAGACGAAGAATAATTAGAGAAGAGAGTATTATTAATATTATTAATATTATTATATTCTTTAATAGATGCCCTTTTACGTGCCCTTTCGCTGCCCTTTATCGTGCCCTCGTCTGTATTTTTACCTTGATAATCCTCATATTTACAGATAGTTATCATCGTTCCGTCTCCTGCCCTTTCTCCTGCCCTTTTCCTGCCTATTATCGTGCCCCTCTCCAATTTGTCCAAAACGACACGTAATTGTTTGATAGTCAATCCCGTTTCGGCAGATAGCCTCGTTAACGATGTAACAAGAGAACCGCGTGGAACTTTGATGCCTCTCCACTCTCCATCTTCCCAATTCGCATCGAGTAGTAGATGAATCCATACGACAAGAACGTTCGGATCGTTGAACCACTCCCATTCGGTAATCTTTCGATAGAGTTTGATGTAACCCATAGAACTTCCTTTACACATAGCTGCGATATGTAAAAAGGTTGCGCCCCTTCCCTTCGACCCTCTGAAGGATCGCTCGCAGCAAGGAAGAGGCGTAACCTGAAAGAGCCTAACCTTTCCGCAAAGCGGGTGACATTAAAGGTCAGGCTCTTCTATATCGTAGCGGATATATGCGTATGAGATATGTGCCGTCCCTTAATGTCACGAAAGGAACTACCCAAATTTACCCTTTCTCCTACGGAGAAAAAACTCCCGGAAGGAAAACCCTGCGAAAAACCTGCATCCGGCATCCGCCGCCGAAAACCTTGCAGGGGTGTCCGCCAAAGTATCCCTATCCGTCAGACTCCGCCTCGTCCTCCTTCTTCGGAACGATCGCGTACTTCCCGTTCTCCAACCGAACCAGCCATCCGTGCCACAACTCGCACTCCACGACACCCTCCTCATAGCCGTTGGCCGTCTTCCACCGAACCATGTCTCCCCGTTGCATAACTCAGAAATTGATTAAGCATCGTTCGAAATCCTCCTCGCTCACGTACTTCCCCAAGATGCCCCAGATGACATCCTTCGACCTGTCGTACAAGTCGGAGAACTCGATCTCGTCCATCTTCTCAAAGGAGATGCTCTTGGGAACCTCCACGAACTCCTTCAAGCGGGGATTGAAGTAAACATCGTAAAAACCCGCAGCGACAATGACATACGCACGGAAACCCTCCAGGGAGCGGAACCCGTTTGAGGTCCGCTCCGGGAGAAGGCTCCACGCCGCATTGAGCAGCGCCCAGAACTTGTTGTGGAAGGACAGGTTCCGCACGACCTTCACATCGGCCACGTATGTCTGCCCGACCTTCAACTTCTTCTTCAGGTCGTAGTCCCTATCGTACAAAGGCACAAGGCCCTGCGGCGTACAAAGAAGATTCATTTTCATAGGAACGGCATGTCCTCATTGGGCTTGGCCGGAGCAGGAGTAAACCCTCCCTGCTGCTGCCATCCCTGGTTGGGGGCATAGCCCTGGTTCTGCACGGGCTGCTGCGGAGCATAGCCCTGCTGCGGGGCGTATCCCTGCGGTTGCTGATAAGGCTGCTGATAAGGCTGCGGCGGCGCCTGCTGGGGAGCGGTCTGCTGCGCGGGACGGAACCCGATCGCGTCGAGCTTGGGATACCACTTGCCCTGATACTCGTTCGCGGCGGGACGCCACGTCACGATGATCTCCGTGCCCAGCGGAGTGCCGAGCAGCCGGTTCACCTTCTCCACACCGCTCATCGAGAAGCAGAGGTTTTCCTCCTGCATCTGGCCGTTGATGAAACTGATAACGAAGTCGACCCGCTTCCACGGATTGCCGGTCGTGTTGGAAGTACCCTCGACCGGTTTGCCGACCCACTTCAACTTGCCCTGCCAAGGGGCGACGATATTGACATTCATATAAACTTGGTTTTATTGGTTCTTTATTCTCGGATGCTCTATCTTTTCGTAGTTATCGTCAAGATAGGCGTAGAATTGCTCACAAACCTCCATCAGACGGACTTTCGCCCCTTCGTGGGAGTAATCGTACCTCTCGCGGTAAATATCGCCGGAAATCAGCGCATTTTCGCTTTTTTGAATGTTCAGCTCCACGACCAGGTACTCGAACTCGCTGACGAACTCCATCTCGCCGCTCTCGATGAGGCAGTAGGGATAGACATCCTTCTGCCATCCGGCCTCGTACTTGCCGTAGTCGTACTTCATCGTGCTCTTGAGGTCGTAGATCTTGTCGCGCCGGATGTAGTCGGCGTCACCGTAAAGGATGACCGGGCCGTAGCAGGTGTCGAGCAGGGCCTCGCAGCGGTGCTGGCACGTGCTCCCGGCGAAATACTCCCACAGCCGTCTGAGCAGGTCAGCCGAGTATTCGAAGACGAACCCGTTCATCTCCGCACGGATTCCGCGCAGCCTGCCGTCGGGATTGTCCAGACGCCTTACCGTCATCCCCTTCATCGGCACCCTCCTCCACTCGACCTTCATGTCCACGATCTCGTTCAGGCACGTACCCCTGTCGGCGGCCTCGATGGGTCCTCGGTCGACGCGGTTGATGGCGTCCCATAGGTCGGCCTCCTTCTTCGCCTCGAACTCCTGCATCGTCACCGATGGGTCTTTGGACGACCCGTAGAACTTCTCCCAGAGCCGGTCGGAATTCACGAAGTCGGACCAGCTCTGGAGAAGGGACGGGGTGAACCTATACTTCGGCCTTGACATACGCGCCGTCGACTTTTGAATACTTGCAGCCGATCTCGGACGCCCTCTTGGAGAGGGCCTTCCCTGCGACCAGCTTGGAGTCGAAGATGTGGCCGAAGGACTTGGACGAGAACTCGGCGGTCAGCTTGTTCAGGTCATCCGCACCCTCGCAGGCGCCGACCCTCTCACGGATCGAGGCGACCAGCTCCTCATACTTCGCGTTGACCTCCTCCTTCTTCCGCTGCGCCTGTTCGTAGTGCTCAAGCACGTCGGTGAGGAACCTGTTCTCGGCGATGATGTTGCCGGAGTAGTCCACGACCTGCGGCACCTCCATCACGTTCGGGAGGAAGCAGGTGTTCTTCGAATAGAAACTCTTGGCGAAGGACGTCCCGTCGTTTCCCCAGAGGACAACCCTCTTGCCGCCGAGGTCGGTCATGAATCCCAGCAGGTCAAGTTCCATCATGATGTCTGCCATCGACGAGCCGCCCACGATCGGGCGCTCCACGAACGAGTCGTCCACCTTGTCCTCCTGGGCGTGGGCGATGAACACAACGTTCTTCTGGCTCATCATGCACCGCTTGATGAAGTCGCGGAACATACCCTTGCGGACTCCGTAGCCCTGGAGGGAGAGGGAGCCGTCGTAACCCTTCCGCATCTTCGGCTGGGTGCGGGTGATGTACTCGGACATGTAGTCGAGCAGCTTGCCGACCGTATCCACGATGACGGTCTTGACGGACGGCATGGCCGCGATCTCGGCCATCGCCTGGTCCACGTCCTCCCATCGGGTGACCTGAACGGTCGGGACTCGGTGGGCGGTATGCGTTCTTCCCACGCCTCCGTCGGTGTCGATGAGGACCGGGGAGGGAGCGGACATTGCGAGGGTGGTCTTGCCGGAACCCGGAGAACCGTAGACCATCATGACGAGATTCTTCTTTTCCTGAATCTCGGAAGGCTGTTTGATGATTGACATAGTATTACGTTTTTAGTAAAGTTGGATTTCGAGGAATGGTTTGCCGTCGTGGGCCGAGACATCCACCCTCGCGTTGTACGCGAAGGCGAGGGCCACTATCTCCATCAGCATCCCGTTGCAGATGTCCCCCTTGAAGCCGAGGACGATGGCTTTCCTGTCGTTCGCAGTAAGAGAGTACCGCGGTTCTTTGTAGACCTCCTCGTTGTAGCAGGTCACGATTTCTTCAAGTCTTTTGAGCATTTTTTCTATTCGTTTTCTCGTTCATATTCCGCCCGCTCCTCGCAGGCTTGTTCGTACAGGTCGTAGTCTTCCTCCCGGTCGTAGTCGGGGTCCGGCTCCTCGTCATAGGGCCAGGTCTTCGGATGCCAATTAGTCATAGAATAGTTGCATATAGTTTTCTCCTTCCTGCGGTTCAGAACCGAAGAAGAGGTTGTCGAACATCTCTACCATCACATCCACCACGATGGAGTTACCGGCGAGTTTGTATTGCTGGCTGCCGGAGATTCCGGCGTTTTGGATTTTGTCGATGTCCTTATCCGAACATCCCATCAGACGGAAACACTCACGCGGGGTCAGTTTCCTGATTCTATAAATCTTTGCCATATCTTTTGATTTTACACATACACTTGCGCTGTCATCGCATTTGACAGTTCTCGATACTCCTGGTAGCGCACCTCCGAAGAACTCATCGGATGTGTTGTCGTATAGCCCCCCCCTACGGGGATAAACCTATTTTTGAACAGGACTCCTTCGCCCTTCCTCTCTATCTTCATATACAAGTATTTTCGGTTGTACACCAGAATGGCATCCACAACATAGTGTAGGACTCACCCCCCCCTATGGTAGACCCATCCGTTGGCCTCACTTTTCCATATCTTCCCTATCGGGATAATCCGGTCCATAACTCTCAATTATCAGCAGGTCTTTCGTTACCATCGTAGTGACCGTTCCAATCACCCCCCCCCCCGGTCTATCTTCGGGACTTTCCCCTGCGAGAACTTCGCTCCCTTGTCACCGTAAAGGTGTCTCCGTAGTTTCTCCTCTTCGCTCCGTTGACGGGTCAGTATCGCAGTCTCTATCTTCCGCATATAGTATCATCTGATGCCATCCGGTCGTGATTGCAGTCATCACCGCCCCCCCCCAATAAATCCTGTCGGTAAGCGAGGGTTGCTTGCCGTTGACTATGCTATTCAGGCAGATGGTCTCGTTTCTCATAAAGGATAATCTTCACTTTTCTATCCCCCCCCCCTGCATGTATCCATACTCGGCGATATTCCTGACGGAGAATAGACACGGCCTCGCTGTGGCGAGTCCCACGATTGGTTTTTAATGAGATTCCCGACCTCAATCACCTCGTTCATAACATCCTTCATAGTAGTATATCTCCGTTTCTCCGGCCATCAACGTAGGGCAGATTTTGCCCCCCCCTATGACCCTTCCGCGTCTGGTCTTGGATGTCGGGTACGAACCATCGAAACACATCCCTGGTTCGACCTCAACGTACCCCTTCTCGGTCGCTTGCGGTATCCGTAACTCGTTCATAAGT